ATTGTTAAACTCTTTTCTTCAGAGTCAGACAATCAAGCGATTAAGGGCAAGATCAAGGTAGGAGATAAATTAATTGAAGAAAAGATTGGTAGAACTATTAAGTGGGAACTCCAGTTCTCCAAAACCTCTCCAGGGTTCCAGTCGGGTGAGTATGATTTTTATTTTAGAGGTGACGATATTGGTCTTGATACCATTGGTGATTTGGTTACTACCGCAGAACTAAACGGTATTGTAGAGCGCACAGGAGCCTGGTACATACTTCCAGATGGAACAAAGGTGCAGGGGAAGGAAGCGTTTGTTAATCGTGTAAGAGAGGATCTTGACTTGCAAGAATCAATCAAGGCTAAACTAAATGCCTAGTTATACTGTCTATCACGGTCAGTGGGTTTGCCACACATGTAAAACTATAGTTTCAACATTGAGGTGCTATGCTGAAACAAAAACATTAACTTGGATGTGCAAAGACAAACACCTTACAACTGTGTACCTTGGAAGAAGAAAGAAGAAGGATTTTGACGGAGAAGAGTGAGTCAAAGAGGATAGGTGCTAAGCAGCATAAAAACTCTGGTCGTAATACGCAAAAAGGTGATGCCTCTTGGAAAAATTTTGTCGTAGACTTTAAAGAAGTTGGAAAGTCCTTTACATTGAATAAAGAGGTTTGGGCTAAGGCTACTACGGATGCCATGAAGAATGGAAAGGATCCAGCCATAGTAGTCGTAATAGGTGAAGGTAATGCAAAGGTTAGACTTGCTATAATTGAGATGAGCATATTAGAAGATCTAGTGGAGGAATAATGGAACAACAAGGAACAACAATTGATATGGTAAACGGTCTTGCAGAGATTGCAGACTACATGGAAGACGAAGAACTTACGGTAGCACTAACAATGATTGCTAAACTAATTATAAAGCCAGATATCCCAATCAATGTTGCTCACGTAGAGATTGTAAGACTTCAGGCAATTGCTGCAAAGATGGCTTTCAAGGCTACCTGGATGGCCAATGTTGACAAGTCAGATCGTGGCAAGAAGAATCTTTATTACACGGCAGCAGAGTCGCTTAATAATTTAGTGTCTGCACTCAAATACATCACCCGCTAATCTGCTATACTTATACTAATAGAAACGAGTAAAATATGACAAAAAGTTTATTACAGCAGATTATGGTTAAGCAGGAAAAGCCACCAGTGCATTCAATCGATGTTGCTGGTTTGACTGAAAAAATTCAGTCTGGGTATACTGTAAACCGTATTGACAAGCAAACACAGAAGAAGACCTTTGCACCTTCTACAATTGCATATGGCCATGGAGAGTGTCCAAGATATTGGTACCTTGCATTTGATGGTCAGATGTTTGAAGATGATGCAACACCATATAGTGCAGCCAACATGACTGCTGGTACAAAATCTCACGAAAGAATTCAAGAAGCAATGAGCAATGTTCCAGACTTCCTTGTTGATTCTGAGTTTAAGATTACCAACAATGATCCACCAATTTTTGGTTACGGGGATGTTATTGTTAATTGGCAGGGAGAAGAACTCCTTGGTGAAATTAAAACAATGATGAACGAAGGCTTTGAATATCGTAAGGCACACAACAAGCCTAAGACTGGTCACCTAGTTCAGTTATTAATTTATATGAAGATTCTGAAGAAGGCAAAGGCAGTTCTTATTTATGAGAATAAGAATAACCATGAGTTGCTAATCCTTCCTGTAGAAGTAAATGATTATTATCGTCGGTGGGTAGACCAGACGTTTGAATGGATGAGATCAGTTCGTAAGGCATGGGTCGACAGAACCCTACCTGAAAAGAACTATCGCTCAAATTCAAAAATTTGCAAATCATGTCCTATTAAAAAGGCTTGTGCAGATGCTGGTAAGGGAGACTTTAAACTAAAGTCCTTGGAGCCTATAGATGAAGCATTGTCAATGGTGTGACAAACAATTTAAAACAGATATAACCTATCAAATATATTGTTCACCTGAGTGTAGAGATATGTCTACTAAAGAAAAAATTGCTGCAAGGTATATAATTTCTAGACGACAAAAAAGAAAAGGTAAGGATAGAACTTGCAAGTCATGCAAAGAGCCTTTGTCAATATATAATGATGAAAGTCTTTGTGTAAAATGCAATGTTAATCCTTCCGATGTAGCAAAAGCACTAAAAGAAATAAAGGATAATTTAAAATGAAACTAGCAGATGCAATAGGAACTAAACTTCCAAAAACTATTTGTGCTATTGATGCCAGCACTAATAGCCTTGCCTTTGCTATTTTTAATACTCAAGAAAAAACTTTAGAGTCTGTAGGAAAGATAACATTTAAAGGTAAAAATACTTACGAAAAGGTCATGGATGCAGGACAAAAGGTAAAACTATTTCTTGATATGTATGGTGGCTTTGAAGCAATAGTAATTGAGCATACTGTGTTTATGAATAGCCCTAAGACAGCAGCAGACCTTGCTTTGGTTCAAGGAGCAATTCTTGGATCGGCAGGGCAGTCTGGAACTAAGACCATTGGCAAAGTAGCACCAATAACATGGCAAAACTTTATTGGCAACAAAAAAATATCTAAAGATGAAAAACTATTTATTAAGTCGCAAAATCCAGGGAAGTCAGAGTCATGGCTCAAGTCATACGAAAGAGAATTAAGAAAACAAAGAACCATAAATTTTATTAATATGCAATACGATAGAACAATTACAGATAACGATGTAGCAGATGCCTGCGGAATTGGCCATTGGGCATTGAAGAACTGGAACAAAGCAATAGGAGAGGACAACTAATGCCAGAGTTAAACGCAAACATACCACCAATCCACTGTTATGTAAGAGGAAACTATTTAAGAAATCACCAAGATAGTCACGATAAATATTTTGAATGCGTCATCTTTGGTGTTTCAAGTTTAAAGTCTAGAAGTCCACTGTTCCATATTATGATGCCAGATGGTGGACTTTGGTGGAGACTTCCAATCTCTGCCTTTTGCACTGAGCCAGGCATCCCCGAAGTAGATCTTCATAATTTAGTATTGTGGAATTCTTTTAGTCATCACATTGCAGTCACTCAGTTTGAAAATTTAACTAACCTTAGAATGTCTTACATAGATAGAACAAAGACAATGCACAAAGGAACCTATCTATTTACATTAGACTGGCACAATCCAGATACAAATGTTTTGGATGACGGGTACTCAGAAAGTCCAGCAGACCACAAGTGTGGACATGTCATACAAAGAGATGATGGAAACTTTGCTATCCAGCCTAACAATAGGGTAAGAATATATGAGCCATCATTTACGCTTGAGAAAGAATACCTTATTGATAGAATAATTAATGAAAGAAAGTATGATGTTGAAAATCAAGATAAGTGGATCATGGAAAACTCTGATAGGTTTAACTATGATATTAGTGAGAAAGAAGTTGACAATTAATACCATGGGTGCTAAACTTTATACAAGTGAGGTCTTTCTTCGCAAGAGATATCTTGTTGATAAAAAGACTCCAGAAGAGATTGCAAAGGAGTGTGGATCTAGTGTTGAAACTATCTACGTATACCTTGCTAAATTTGGACTAAGGAAGTCAAAGAGATGAAAAAGATTAAGTACATAGCGTTTGTTTTATCGTTGGTAGCAGCAGTTGGATTTGCATATGCAACTGCAACGCTTAGAGGATTTCCAGATACATTTGATATGGAGGAAGATGATGAGTAAAGGTAGTAGACCAAATCCATTTGGTGGTGAAAGTATTATAATTACTGTAGACCAAGTAAACCATCCAGTACATTACACTACCGACCCATCTGGAGTTGAATGCATTCAGATTACTCGTCATCGCAATTTTAATATTGGAAATGCTTTTAAGTACCTATGGAGAGCAGGCCTAAAGGATGAGTCAAAGACCATTCAGGATCTTGAGAAAGCAATCTTTTATATTAAAGATGAAATAAATAGATTAGAGGGAAAGTATGTCAACTGAAGATGATTTAGTTAAACATCTTGACCAGGTAAACCAGGTAGTAGAAGAATACCTCAAGGGTAATGACCCAACAGTTATCTCTAAGCAACTTTCAATACCACGACAAAAGGTGGTTACTCTTATCAATGAGTGGAAGGTCATGGCATCTGCAAATGATGCTATTCGTGCTCGTGCTAAAGAAGCACTTGCTGCAGCAGATACACATTATAGCAAGTTAGTTTCTCGTACATATGAAGTTATTGATGAGGCATCTATGACCAACAATCTTAGTGCTAAGACTGCTGCAATTAAACTTGTTATGGACATTGAGTCTAAAAGAATTGATATGCTGCAAAAGGCTGGTCTTCTTGAAAACAAAGAACTTGCTGAAGAGATGATAGAGATTGAGCGCCGTCAAGAGGTTCTCGTAGGGATATTAAAAGATATTGCATCTGAATACCCACAAGTTCGTGATGAAATTATGCGTAGGCTTTCTTCATTTGCAAAAGACAACGAGGTGATTACAGTTGTCCACGATGTTCAATGAGTTTTTAGAAGCACTACAAGATGATCACTTTCAAGAGATTCCCGTAGACGCAAGAACATTTGTAGAAGGTGAGGCATACCTTGGCCAGCCTCCACTGTCAGATATCCAGTACGATATTGTTGAGGCAATGAGTCAGATTTATCGTAAAGAAGACCTTGTAAATTTACTGGGGGAAGAAAAGGGAAATCAGTACTATAACAAGTACACTAAGAACGAAATCATCCTGCAACTTGGCAAGGGATCTGGAAAAGACTTCACATCAACCGTAGCATGCTCATACATCGTATACAAACTTTTATGCCTTAAAGACCCAGCAAAGTATTTTGGTAAGCCATCTGGAGATGCTATTGACCTCATCAATGTGGCTATTAACGCTCAACAAGCAAAGAATGTTTTCTTTAAAGGGTTTAAAACTAAGATTGAAAAGTCACCTTGGTTTGTTGGAAAGTATAACGCTAAAGCAGATTCAGTTGAGTTTGATAAGTCTATTACTGTTTATTCTGGTCACTCAGAAAGAGAATCTCATGAGGGTTTGAACTTGTTACTTGCAGTGCTTGACGAGATCTCTGGTTTTGCTTCTGAGATTGGAACAGGAAATGACCAAGGTAAGACTGCCGATAATATTTACAGAGCGTTCCGTGCCTCCGTAGATTCTCGTTTCCCTGATCTTGGCAAGGTTGTTTTGCTTTCTTTCCCAAGATATCCAGGAGACTTTATTTCAGAAAGATATGATGCCGTAATTGCGGAAAAAGAATCAATTGAAAAGACTCACAGGTTTATCATTAACCCAATATTGCCAGAAGATGATCCAGATAACTACTTTGATATTTCATGGGACGAAGACCAAATACTTTCATATAAATACCCAGGTGTATTTGCATTAAAGAAACCAACTTGGGAAGTAAACCCAACAAGAAAGATTGATGACTTTAAGATTGCATTTTTAACAGACATTGGAGATGCAATGCAAAGATTTGCATGCGTACCAACCTTTGCATCAGATGCATTCTTTAAGCAGTCTGAAAAGGTAAGGTCATGTATGACACTAAGAAACCCTGTGGATAACTTTAGAAGGTTTGATGAATCATTTAAACCAGATCCAGACAAGGTCTACTATGTTCACGCTGACCTTGCACAAAAGCACGATAAGTGTGCAGTTGCTATTGCTCACGTAGATAAATGGGTAAACATTCAAGTCATTAATAACTATGAACAGGTAGCCCCAATTGTTGTTGTAGATGCAGTAGCCTGGTGGGAGCCAAAGGTTGAGGGGCCTGTTAACCTATCTGAAGTGAAGATGTGGATTCAAAACCTTCGCAGACTTGGGTTTAACATTGGAATGGTTTCCTTTGACCGTTGGCAGTCATTCGACATTCAAAATGAATTGAAACAGGTAGGAATGAGAACTGATACTGTTTCTGTTGCTAAAAAACATTATGAGGATATGGCTATGCTTGTCTACGAAGAAAGACTCGCTATGCCAGCAATCGAACTACTCTTTGATGAACTAACCCAGTTAAAGATTATGAAAAATAATAGAGTTGACCACCCACGAAAGAAGTCAAAGGACTTGGCAGATGCCGTGTGTGGAGCAATATTTGGGGCAATATCACATACTCCAAAGGACCAAAATATGGTGGTCGAAGTCCATACCATTAGTGATCGACCTAAGCAGGTTGACACGGGTAGAGACAATGTGATAGAATATAAACCTATGCCAGATGATGTAAAAGATTATCTGGATAGATTCAATCTACTATAAACAAGGAGAAATAACGAATGAATTCATTCAAGAAAATCGCACTAGCCGTGGTTGCAGCCATGACTTTGGGCATGGTCGCAGTAGCACCTGCAAATGCTACAGTAATGACAGTAGCGGTAACGCTAGATGGAACAGCAAACACAACTAATGGTGTAATTGCTACCCCTGCCACATTGCCAGTACCAGCAGACAACACAATCGATGCAGCAGATGCACTACGTTTTGTAGCAACAGTGGCAGCGGGAACATCAGTTTCTGCAGTAGCAACTAACGCAACAATCGTATCAGCACTACATACATCAGCAGCACCAGTAGGAGCATCGTCAGGATCATCATCTTTGACAATTGCAACAGGTACTGGAACAACTGCAACATTCTTTGTATACACAAAGACAACAGCAATTGGAACCGTTGTAATTAACAATGGTGGAACAACTCTTACATACTATGTACAGGGAACCGCTGGAAAGATCAACAACCTAACAGTTTCAGCACCTTCAGCAGGTGCAGCAGGAACTAAGCAGGATATCGTTGTAACTGCAACAGATGCATTTGGTAACAAGGTATCTGGTAAGTCAATTACAGCAACAGTCTTTGCTGCAACAGCAGTACTAGACACAGCAACAGTGACAACTGGTGCTACACTAACAGATTTTGGAACAGCAACCTTTAAGGCAACTCTTCCAACAACAGGAACACGCTCACTAATTACATTTGCTCCAACAACATCATCTGATGCAGTTGCAGCAGCAGTAGTTGGTTTGACTGCTCCAACACTTGCACCGTTTGCAGAAATTGGAGTTCGTGACCTAGTGTCAGAACTTGCTGCACAGACTGCTGCAAAGACTGCTGCAGAGAATGCTCTTGCTGCTGCCGTTGCTAAGGCTGCAGCAGATGCTGCTACTGCTAAGTCAGTTGCAGATTCAAATGCACTTACCGCTGCAGCAGAAATTGCTAAGTTGAAGGCAGAGGCTGTAACAGCAAAGATTGCATCAGATAAGGCACTTGCAGATGCAAAGGTTGCACATGATGCAGTAGTTGCTAAGTTGACTGCAGATAATGCTGCAGCACTTAAGTCTGTAAAGGCTGCATTTAACAAGTTGGCTGTTCAGTGGAACAAGAAGAATCCACGAGCAAAGGTTACTTTGCTTAAGTAATTATTCCAGCATTAAAGGGGTTACCAATTACGGTAGCCCCTTTTTTGTGCAATAAAATGGTATAATCATCCTATCAGACATGTCGTCTGCAAGGGGGAAGGCAAATAAAACGACTACTACGCATAGTAACAGCGACAGTTTTGGCCTTTGGATGGCTTTTTATATCCCCTACAGAGGCTCATTCTGACGATCCCATAACAGTAGGTGCACAGAGGATAGAAGCCCTTAATGAGAAGGTATCAGACCTTAATGATAGTGCTGAGTTGGTCTCCCTTATTGGTATAGCACAGGACAAGTATGACGCTGCCGTAATTTCCAGGGACAATAAAATCTCAGCAGAAGAGACATATGATGAAGCAGTAGAGACAGAGGCAGAATCTCTATCAACCCTCAATACAAAAATCTCAAACCTTTCCCTTGCTCAGTCTTCAGTAGATGGACAAACAGCCACAGTTGCTTTAGCCTTAACACACAAAGATGATGCTCAAGAAGCATTGTCCATAGCCAATCTTAACCTTCAAACCACTCAATCAAATATGCAGTCTGCTGGAGGACAAGGTTTGGCATATACTGTTTATCATTTAACAAGGGCATTTCCTGGTGTAGCAGTGCCAAGTGGTGTGATTTGTTCTGGTACTTGGAACTCAAACTCAATGCAACTTCCTGTGTGTGGCAACAGATATGAAAACTTTATAGTTAAATTTACTGGACAGATAACAGTTCCAGATCATTGGACAACAACATACTTCGCAGGCTCTACAGATGATGGATTCAGAATGTTTGTCAATGGACAACTTGCTATAAATAACTGGGTAGAGCAAGGTGTGCGGTGGAGCCCATTTTCTCCAGTATATGATGTTAGCGAAGACAAAACATTAGATGTAGAAATTTGGTGGTACAACGGTGGAGGTCCAGGTTCTTATCATCTTGGATGGGCTATACCTGGAGGATGGACTGGAGCAGGTTGCGATTACACTGGTGGTTGGGGCGTAGACTTTAGTTGTAACCTTGGAACATTTTCTTCTGGACCAGGCGCAACACAAGAGCAGATAAATGATTACAACCAAGCACTTGCAGCAAGAACATCTGCTTTGGCAGTTTATAACGATAAGTTATCTGTTTACAACCAAGAGGTTGCAACACTAAATGAATTACAAGATGATTTAGAATTAGCGCAGGAAGAAAAAGATTCTGCAGAAACCACATATGAAATTGCAGGACTAAACACTGCTTTGACATTAGCAGCAAAAGATTTGGCAACTGAAAACTACAACAATGCAATTGAAGATATGAATGATGCTATTACTGCTGCTGAAGAAGAATATGAGGCTCAATGGGATTTTGAAGAGAAGCAGAGAATTAATGCTGCTATTGCTACTGCACTTGCTAATATGCCACAGCCAGAACCAACACCAGAGGTTACAGTTGAGCCTACACCAGAGCCTTCTCCAGAACCATCAACAGAGCCAACCGAGGAACCCACTGAAGAACCTACACCAGAGCCTTCTCCAGAGCCTACAGAAGAGCCTACAGAAGACCCTAAGCCAGAGCCAACTGATGAGCCTACCCCAGATCCAGAACCAACAGATGAGCCAGTCGTAGATCCAACTGAAGAACCAACTCCAGAACCTACAGAAGAACCAACCCCTGAACCAGAACCAACAACCAATCCTGAAATAGAAGATGAAGAGTTGGCTGCACTCATTCCAGAAAAAGGTACAGGAACATCAGAAGATTTATCTGGAGTTATCGCTAACCTTACAAGCAGGGATAATAAGTTAGTTACACTTTCACCTGAGCAAGTGGCAGCAGTTAGCCAAACCCTTAAGTCTTTGACCCAAGAAGCAAAGGCAGAGATTGCTGGAGACCTAGGCATCAAGCCATCAGAAGTTGCACAGATTGCTGAGCAGATGAAAGACAACCCAGCACTCGCATCAGCATTTGTTGAGTTTGCAGAAAGAGCAGGGGATGCAGGAAAAACCCCAATGCCATTTACATTAGCAGATGCAGTAACAGAAGTACAAACAGAAGCATTCTTAGCAGACCCACTTGGAGCATTATTCAATGTGGACCCACTAGAACTCCTATCCAATTTTTCTGAGTTGGGTATGGACATGACAGACGATCAGAGAGAAAAAGCCCAAGAAGTCATTATCCCAGTAATCATTGTTTCACAGATTGCAAACGTAATGATTGGGATGAGGAGGTAAGAATGAAAATAATAACAAAGGTTGTGAAGGGATTCTTCACATGGCTTAAGGACGCAGGCATGGAAGTAATTGCACAAGCATTTACCCTCCTTGGATTCTTTATTGCATGG